AAGAGCCGGACCGGTGTGCGTTTTTCGCACCCGTATCGTGTGCGCTCTGGTGACAACGACACTTTCATTGGTAATACCACGTGCACCGACATGATCGCATTTACTACGACAAATCTTTTTCACGAGTACCGTTCTCAAGGGCGCTCGTTGGGTGATGTTCGGGATGCGATTGCCAGTGAGCTGAAGAAATCACTGGGGTATGTATTGGAGTTGAAGGTGACACAGGAGCAATCCGATGTCACATTTCTAAGCGGGTATTTCGTGCCGGTCGACGGCGCGACGTACTGGGCACCGAAGATAGGCAAGCTCATTGCCAGTCTCGGTTGGACCATAAGCGCTGTCGGTCGTGTTTCGCGGTGGGAGAACCTCGCAGGCACACTGAACTCCTTTGCTGCGTACAAGTTTATGCCGTTCTTACGTGTGTACATGTCTGCTGTTATGCGTCTCGTTCCAGAGCGTTATCGATTGACACCTCCGAGTGGTCGTCGAACAGTGGAGTCTACGGGCATCCTGGCGAACTGGCCGGGAGATGACACATGGGCATTTATCGAGTCTCGGTACGGGTTGTCTAAGGACGACGAAAGTCAGTTTCAAGTAAGCTTATCCAGTGTGGTGTCGCTACCTTTTATGCTAAATAGCGCTGTTCTAGAGCGCATGGCTGAGGTAGATTGCGACATCTAAGGGGTGGGCCGAGGGATGGGAGGAGGGAAACTGAGGGGACGTGGGTTTCATCTACGGATGATAAAATCGTCTCCATGCCGGCGCTTACGTTCAGCGCTGGCCTCACGGGTTTAGTAAATTCACAAACCATGACACGCAAAAATAAGCGTAACCAAAAGAACAAAGCACTTGTTGTTGGTGGGCAACGTCGGGTGGCCAAGAAGCGGGCCACTCCCCGGAAAGCTGCCAACAGTGACCGAGGCATCATGCTGCAGATGGCCAATTCGTACATCGCATCATTGAACGACCCGTTCACTTTTCAAGGCCCGCTACTCGGATTCGGCACGTTGGTGCCGACAGCTGTCAACTCGATGTATTATCGAGGTGCCGTCACTTCGAATGGTGATGGTACGTTGGCGCTGCTCATTATTCCGAGTGTCGTTCAATTGCTCCAGTATTACGACGGTGGCCTCAATAATGCTGGCCACACGTCTGTGGCCGCAACTGATCAGTCTGCCTTACAGGCGAACTTCAGTTCGGCGCGCGTGATCTCG